CTCTTACTCCCTTTGATGAGCGTCCGCTTGAAGATGAGGATGAAGAAATACTCCGTGTCATTGCTCTTCAAACTGCTAAAGGTCTGCAGAAATTATGTTCAGCACCGAGCATAACGCTCTCTGTACCTCAGTATGATGATATCCATGTACATGGCAAGAGATCGTATGGTAAAATGACTCTCTTCAGAGATTACATAGAAGCAATTTCAACAGCTCGGGCAGGAGGACGCGGTGGACCAATAAATGTAAAGACAAAGCACATGCGTTTGTTTGGGGACGAGTACAGACTGGTATGTCAAATTGGACAATGTGATACTGTGTACTTGATGAGTTATGAGCAGTGCTTGATGTTTAAGGACATGTATTGGGGACGATATAACGCTTATCTCACAGCATCCTATATTTACCCAGGGAGTGAGGCCTCTCAACTCATATCAGATGTTTTTGAGTGGTTCCTTGGATGTCTATCTCGACACGGCAATGCTGGATACGAGATTGGTAAGCAATTAGAACCCATGGCAAAAACATACTTGACTTACTTGACTGATCCTATTCTAGGTGAGAATGGGATCTATGATAGGATGAAAGAGATCATTAGAACTAAGGAGAGATCCATGCACACACAGAGTGATTATCTTGTTGATCAGCTCGCTAAGATATTAGAGAGAAATCAATCTGTGGTACTAGGGGTTGAACTATTCGGTCTCCAGAAATTGTCAGGACACCCTTTGGTAGATCCACGTATCGGAGGAAGATCATCAGCAACAGAGGCAAAGACACCAAGATATTGTGCTCCTATGGATGCCCAGCGTCTGAGAAATAATTTCTGTAGAATGTATGTGGAAGGTTATATCCGTCGTAATGGGAGATGGCCCCGGCTTCAATTCAGTGAAGAAGCCAAACGCACAACATTGTATCAACTATGCAGTATTAGAGAACTCAAAATAGGGGTTGATAGCTATCCTTTGGATGATTGGGATTCAGTGACATTTGCTAAACACTTGGACTTTGAGTATTATCCGAACTTCACCGATCTTATGGATGACCGATCAATATCCTACTATAGGTCAGAGGCCGCTGCTACCCGGAGAAGAGAAATTAAACCAAGGAGCCATAAAAGACTACTTCTTGAAATGCTCTCTAGACCTGATATAAGTATAAGGGCTATAATTGAACAAGTTAGATCGGGCGATATACCATATGATTGGATGATTGTATGCTTGTATCCAAAAGAGAGAGAGTTTAAGTTGGCCGCTCGTATGTTCTCAATGATGGTATTCGAGATGAGAGTATTCTTTGCTTGTACAGAGGCCAATCTTGCTAGTTCTGTTTTCCCAAATCTTCCACAGCAGACAATGACTTTAACCAAAGAAGAGATCCAGGATCTCTTCCACATTGCTTCATCCGATAGTCGTTCTGAAGATTGGCAAAAAGTGTTCTTAGAAGTTGATCTGACTAGATGGAATCTTAGATGGCATGCAGAGTCAGTTAATCCCATAGGAAGAACACTAGAAGATATGTTTGGGCTTCCTGGGGTATATACTGTAGTGCACCATTTCTTTGAGTGCTGTCTGATTCTAGTGAGAGTTGCTGAATGTGAGCCTGAAGGCCTTACTCTCACCTCTGTTAAAGAAGGAGACTTAGCTTGGACAGGACATAAAGCTGGCTTTGAAGGAATATGGCAGAAGGGATGGACATGTGCCACATATGCTATGATTGACTTAGCAGTATCCCCTTACGGTCATAAGTATTATGTCATAGGTCAAGCTGATAATCAGTTAGTCGTCCTCACTGTAGACTGTCGAGGACAAGATGACAGAGCAGTCCAGATTGCAAGGATTGCAAAGGAGATCGCAGAGAGTATCGAGGATGAATGCTCAAAGGTAGGTCAAGAAGCTAAACCAGATGAGTGTATACAGTCGACCACCGTCGTCACCTATAGTAAAAATGTGTACATCCACGGGGCTGAGTACATGACGTCAATCAAAGCGTTCAGTAGAATATTCCCCCATGGAGCATCTGATTTTCCATCAGTGGGTAATAGTATATCTTCGATCACAAGTGCATGCATTACCGCCAGCGAGAGCTTAAAGCATCCTTGGAAAGGATATTTTCTCAACCTTTATCATATCCTTCAGCATCTACG